TCCCTTTGGCGCCGAACAGACCAACAGTAGTTGGTTATGTTTACAGTCGGATTAATGTTAGGAGTCTTCATGGTGTTAAGTAGTGAGCTCACGCCCACCACCCAATCCAACACGAAGGTCCAGGGTATGGCATTCCAGATAATCGCAGGGTTAACGTTAACCCCGAGAGCGTCTAGAAAACCAAGCAATCGCGCATGCGCGATTTCCCATCCAGTCAATGAATAATTGAACTGAATCTCCGCATTAAACAGAGTAGGTTGAGCAATAGCCCTGGTAGTCCATTTGAACGCCCCCGTTTCACCGGGGTAGTTCGGACCTGGACCAAGGAAATAGGGACCACGCGATTGCGTGGTCTCCATCTGTTGCTCAGCCCAAACGTAGCGAAAGTGCCGCGTTTGTCTCTTTCCGACACCGTTGACTAAGCGTACTATTTGCTCGTCAACAGATGACATCACGTGCATCACTGCAGAGATGTCTTTCAACAACGGTAAGATGTTAAACTGCAATTGCAGATAACCATCCGCCGTTGATTGTAGGATCTTACGAAGAGTTCCGCCAGATGCAGCACCTTTGACCTTTTTGAGGACAGAGAGTGCAGCATCCAAAGAACCCCGTATAGACTTACCCAAGGATCTGAAGTCCTTTAGCTCTATTATGGAGTTAATCAGACTCAGCTCGGCCTTAATACCCGGCATCATATTATTGAGTGCTCGTTGATTAAGGGAGTCAAGGTCAAGAGGAGGACGGACAAAACTGTCCCCCTCTAATTGGCCCGGCTCGTACATCAAAGGCAATGCAATCCAAGGATTGTACTGCCCGATCCCGCCAACGTATCCACGCCAACCCAATAGCGGATTCTTACATATACCAATATCGTAAGAACCGCAAGAGTTGAACGGTGTGGGCACACGCGCATCCGATTGGAGACGTAGTGTAGAAGGCAAAAACTCAGTAGAGCAGGAGCGTTTATAATGCTCAAAGCTCTTCCAAACGTTTGAATTCTTTCTATTGTTCTCCTCCTCAAGTTTCGCTTCTAATCGATACTCAAAAGCATCGATGACGAACGAGACTATGAAAGGGTCCGGCTTAGGAGGTGCATAACAGGGTTCCCATGTTCCTTGCATTTGGAACATGATATCCTGTTGGCCACCACCAAACCAGTCGGATCTCGTGGATAGTTT